TCTACATGTGCTAACTTCACGATATGCTCCCTGTTGCTATCCAATAAATACCTTCCATTGTTGCATAATGTGAAACTTTAAAACTTGTGTTTCCAACATTACTATCAGGTGATAATGAATCAGCATTACTTGTTCCACCTGTATCTGTTCCTGTATCAAAAGGTGTTAAGACTACACTGTAAACTGTAGTAAATGCTACAGGATAAGTTACCGTAAACGAGCTTGATGATGAGGTATGTTTGCCCCATTGGATTGTGTACCCATTAGAAAACTTTTGATATCCGTTTTGAGATAAAGTTTTTGCTGCATCAGTTAAAACATCATTTCCACCAATAGAAACATTGCCACTACTATCCATAGAAACCTTAGTTACACCTGCTGATTGGATATCTAAAGCACCACTTGTATCTGATACTAATTTTAATCCATCTGATGTGTCGCAATTAACCTTACATGTCATAGTATTACCCACCTTTGTCCACTAGGAACTGTTACTGTTACACCACTGGCTATGGTCATTGGTCCAACTGAAAATCCGTTCTTACCTGATGTTATTGTATAGTCAGATGTTATATCATCTGCGTTTTCATAGATAGCACCACCTGCTGATGCTCCTCCACCACCACCGATTGCACCCCAAGCACTACCATCGTAGCCCTCAAATGATGTATCAGTTGTATTAAATCTTAAAAAACCTGCACTAGGTGAGCCATCTCTTTCGCCTGTTGTACCTGCAGGAATCTCAGCACTACCTGTAGAAGCTGTTTCTGCTACCTTGCCATCTAGTGCTGTTTGTAATCCATCGACATTAGATATGATATGGTTGTGCGAATCATCTGCAACTGTAACTGTAATAGCCGTTGTGCCACTACCACTAGCATCACCACTTAATGTTATTGTTTGGTTGCCAGTTAAGTAAGCTGAATCATTAGTAAACATACTAATGTTACCTGACTTATTGGTAAGTGTATCTGTAGATGAAGCTGTAATAAATCCTGCATCGTTAGTCCATTGACTGTTACTTCCTGACTTATTAGTTAGAGTATCAGTTGAACTTGCAGTTATATAAGAACCTAAGTCGCTAATCTGCGATTCTGTAATACTTAATGCTGCTTGATGCTGTGTAACTGATGATTGTGTTATGTTTGCGTCAGGTACATTTGCCCAAGTAACTGCTGATGATAAATCATTTGTTTCTGTAAACGATGTTAAATATCCTGAGTCGTTTGTCCATTGACTAATATTTCCAGACTTGTTAGTTAGTGTGTCTGTAGAAGATGCTGTGATATATGAGCCGAGGTCTGATATATCTGCTTCTACTATTGTAATCGTATTACTAGCTGTATTGATAGTCTTATTGGTTAAAGTGTCTGTAGAACTAGCTGTAATCTTTGTGTCCATCTGCGTTTGTATTGCAGAAGAAACACCATTTAAATATCCAAATTCTGTATTAGAAACTGTGCCATCATGTATTTTACTTGCATCTATTGCTGCACTTGCATTGACATCGGCATTAACAATAACACCACTTCCTATAGAAGCTGTGCCTGTTACATTACCTGTACCATCAAAAGATGCTGAAGTCCAAGTAACATCACCTGTCATACCTATTGTACGACCTGTAGCTAAAGCTGTAGCTGTATCTGCGTTACCTGTAACTGAACCTGTAACATTACCTGTTACATTACCTATAAACGTTGTAGCTGTAACTGTGCCAGTTGTAGTAATAGACGGCATGTTTGCAGCTATGTTTGTTAGTGTAACTTTAAAGTTATCCCCATCGTAAGCTGTAGCAAATATAGACTCACTATTGGGGGTAATAACTTCTGTTAATTCTGAAAATTTCTTATTTGCCATTTATGTCCATGTGGTTGCTGTTGTCGATTGTACTGTCCAATCATCAACTGTTAATACTGGTATGTTTTCTTGCTCAAAAATAATATTGTTTTCTGTTGCAAAAAAGAACAAATCATCTTCTGTTTTAAAAAAAAATGTTCCCTCTAGTTCCCAGTTGGTACTAGTTGTAGATTGTTCTGCCCAAACTGTCATTAATATAATCCGTAATCAACTCTTGTTGTAGGAGCTACACCTGAGTGTCTATCTCTTTCATTAGAGTCTATTATATCTTTCTTTGCTCTATCATAGAAACTAGCCCATGTTTGAATTCGTTTATCGTTTTGTAAATAAGGTTCTGCTTCTACTAATGAGCCATATAAATAAATATCAGGATGGTTAGTTAGCATCTCGTTAGTAGGCGCTGAATCTGATAAGGCAGTAAAGTGTTTAAAATATAATATTTCTATTTCATATGCGCTATCAGGTATTGGTCTTAACTGTATATCATTCCCTATAATACTATATGCTCTTGGTTTACCTTTCATACTTCCTGCATATATCCTGTCCATTTGTTCAGGTGTTAAATATTCTAAAGATGTTTTAGGGTCAGTGTTTAATTGTATATTACGCATAGCAACATATTGGTCTGGCAATGTATAATACTCAGTATCAGCTATAGTGTTTGCTGTAACTCTTGTTTCCATTCTTCTAAGTTTAAAATCTCTTTTATGTCTAGCTTCTGCTAGTGTAATAAAGTCAGAAATAGAATCAGTTAAATCTGTTCTATCTAACCAGTCAGCGATAGCTGATTTAAGTTCTGAGTAATTCGATATTGCCATTATATGCGCCTATTGGTTGTCTTTAGATACCTGTAATCAGGACTGTTTAATAATTTTTTTACTGCTTGTGCGTGGTCTTTTTTATATACATCAACCCCAAATAGTCTTTTCCATTCATAAACTACAGTCATAGGTATACGAGCAGAGAGTCTAAACTCGTCTCGTATACTATGGTCTTCATTTTGAAGTTTTTTATTTTGGTCTAAAAGGGGTTGTATATTTTCGATGTGTTCTATAGCAAACTCACCAGTAGGTTCATGGTAATGAAATGTTTGACCATTGCCTATCTTTCTTCTCATTCGCTTAACTCATCTATATAAATGTTACCTGTTCCACTTGCAAGTATTGCAGCTACTTTCATACCACCATCAATCTTAAATATTTCAGGGTCATATGCGCCAAGTATTGTTGTACTTGTTGTTGCTGTTGGTGATGCACCAAAAGCTATATGCACTCCATCTGTATCAGATACAATTCTAACATATTCAGTATTTGCATCAGTAGCTGTAGATTGTTGAGATGTAGCAGTAACACCTCTTACGATAGTATTTGTTACTCTCATTCTTGACATGCTTATCTCCTAACTACAAATGTTACTAATAATTTAGCTGTTCCTGTAGAGCCACCATCTGTTATCATTTCGATAGTTCCATTTTCTTCAACTCTATTAGCTGCTGTTGGTTCTGCTGAATCTACATCACCTGCTGCTGAACCTGAGTGAGCAACTGTTATGCCACCACCAGTAATAGCTGTACCACCAATTTCAAAAGAAACTGCAGCATTACCACCACTAATAGCACCTTGTAGTGCAGATATAATTTTAATTACTCGTCCACCGTCAGGCACTGGTACGAATGTACTAGATGCAGTAGATACGTCTTCTATCTCTGCTGTTACAAAATAATCGTTTAATGTTCTCATTAAAGTCTCCTTATATTAATAACCCTCGTTCCGAAGCGATACGTTCTTCAAGGTCATTATTAATCAGTATCTTGGGTGGGGTAGGAAAATGAAGTAAAACCTACCCCTTACAACGGGTTGTTGTATATTTTTTATGAAGTTGTCAAGTCAGCAATAGTAGCTGAAGATGCTTCGTTTTTAGCAACGAGTGTCCACTCAGCGAGTAGTAAACGTTTCTCAGCATCACCAGTTTTTGCTAGTTCTTGTGTTTGGAAAGGTCTTAAGAAACCAGTCGCAAACATTTCTGTATCAACTACTAACGCACTTCTACCTGAAGAACGTAGGAATCTATCAGCAACAACTCTAACTTCACCGAAGTCAGAAACATAAACATCAATAGTAGCTACTAAACTTCTATCTTCTGCCATGTCCATACGAGTTGAGTTACCAGTAAATCCTGATACTTTTTGTTTGTTGAATGAACCAACAATTAGTAGGTCAGGGTCACCACCGTTATCAAAGCAAGACTTAAGCTCACCTTTCAAGATAGCTTCTGTAAGAACCCTTTGTGTACCGTCTGTGACAGCACCACTAGAGTTAGAACCACCTGCACCATAACTGTTGTTTGTTTCTGTCCATGATTCAAAACCTTTAGATTTACGAGCAGATGCACCGTTACCTGAACCTGCACTTGCGTCTGTTTTACCTGTAAGGTCTAGTTCCATGTCTCTTTTAAGTTCTTTACCTGCTTTAGCAATTTGGTAAGCAAGTTCAGAATTTCTTCCTGCGTTGTCTACTGCTTCTTGTGTGCCTGAAACCATAACAGGTTTGTACGAAATCTGTGTATAGTTGAACACTCTTGAAGTAGCAGATAATGCAGCGCTTGGAGAGTCATCACCCTCGATTTGAGCATTAGATGCAGCAGCTGC